ATAGCAGGAAACTCTACAATCTCGTACTGGTCTGACAGATTATTCTTTGTCATGTCGTTTATCACACGCCCAGTAAGGTCATCCATATGCCAACGTGTCTGTATAATAGCTACACGACCTCCAGGCATCAAACGTGTTCGAGCACCGAATGTAAACCATTCATAAGCCTTCTCAAACACACTAAAATTACCATTGATAACATCCTGTTCCGAATGTGGGTCATCAACCAGTAACAGATCAGCACCACGACCAGCAAGAGCAGAACCAATACCACAGGCATAATACTCACCGCCATAGTTTGTGTTCCAACGCCCTGCCGACTTGGAGTCAATAGCAAGTTGTACTTCAGGGAATATCTTCTTATAATCATCAGACGCAATTAAATTACGTACCTTTCTACCAAAATCTACCGCCAAATCAGTCGTATGCGATACCATCATCACTTTTTTGTTAGGGTTTCTACCAAGAAACCACGCAGGAAACATAATGGACACCAGCTGGGATTTGCCATGTCGAGGGGGGATGTTGACACATATTCTATCTTTTTGTCCCTGCTCGATGTCCATTAACAGGTTAGCCAGCATCCTATGATGCTTTCCAACTTTATAATCAGGTTGCATATGCTTACAGAAAGCTATTAAATCATCTACAACCTTGGTTTTATACTTTCTATTTGACAATTCATCGACCAATCTGTCAATTTCTGTCACTTCTTCGGGCGTATATTGGTCTAAATTAGCCAGCATAAGCGAAATTTCATCTTCAGAGAAGTCTAAAGCCGCTTCAGTCATCTTTTATACCCAATTCTTCGTCAACATTAAACGATTCGCCATCAATAACAACTGCATCTTCTATTTTATCGTCAGGTTCAGCCAGTTTTTCCAGTTTTTTACGTAGTTTTGCCTTTAAATCATCTGTTGACTGGTGTGTTATGGTCACTTCTGACTTCTCAGAGAACAATCCTACGTCAGAAATTTTACCAAGAAGCTCCAAAGCACGTAAACGAACCTTTGCATCGGGGTTTTCTGTCTCTAAAATTAATTTATTAGTAACTGTGTGCCTAATATGTACCGCACTTTTAACGACTGACTGCCCAAACTCGTCTAAAATACTGTTTGTTAATATCAAAGAAGCCGGAGTTAGCATGGCTGCCTTGTCATTTGTAACCTTTTTAGAAGTTTTGTCAGGGTTTTCAGCATATGATGTAGATAACTTAGCTGCTACATCCTTATCTTCAACCGTCAGTTCTAGGTCAAGCCCCTCAACTTCTAGTTCTTTTGCCGTGTTAGCGGCTGCTTTAGTGCGAGTCTTTAAATCCACCGTCTTTAACTCTGGTGGTTTCTTAACACCAACTTCAGGTTCTACCATTATTGCCATACATATCGCAGGTTTAGTTACCGTTAATCAATATATACAGTAAAAAAATTTTTTTGCAAGGGGGTTTGGGACTCCTATAGGGGGGTGTTTCTATATATGGAAATAATAAGGGACTACCTGAGAATGGGTAGGCGTTTTCATAATTTTTCAATTTGTTTGAGAAAATTAGTAGTATATAGTAGCATATAGCTATAAATGGTAAAAGGTGGTATGGGGTAGGGGTATGGTAAAAAATGTGACATTTTATGGTAACGCGTTTGTATATGTAACCATTTACTTGTTAACTTGTGTTATAAAATGAGTGCAACCAATGTCATTGGTTGTGTTAGTGATATCACTAACTTATTTTAACTTTGCATTATAGGAGTAACGTATGCAAAACAAAACAGTCAAAAGCTTGGACTTAAAAACAAGCACTAAAAGAAAGACTAACCAATTCTTAAGTGATGAAGAATTTACTTTAATTGGGAAAGCATCAGTAATAACTGGCAATGGTACATCTGGTATGAACCGCCACGTTGGTGAACACTTTTACCAAAAGTATGGTAATAAAGCTCCGTTATATCTTATCAGTCCAAAAGATAAGAAGAAAGACGGGCAAGTTATAAAGTCAGAAGCTTTATGTACTCCTGAAGATTATGATAGATTAATTGCCTCTATCGTTATCAAATGGACTAAGAAGCAACAAGCTTTATTATTAAGGCCAACGTCTAGTCTTAAAGAAGAGCCTACATTTGCTCAATATCCATATGAAGCACCAACAAAAGCAAATAAAAAGTATTTGCAACAGCAAAAGACCGCAAAGCTTGGTGACATAAGGAAGTCAGTTAATCAGAGAATTAAAGCTAACTCTGAAGGCAATGCAAGTGCTTTAACTAGGACTAAAATTGATATAGTTAAAGATGCTTTAACTAACATCTTAAAGAAAGATATAGATGTTATGAAAAGTCTTTGCGTTGATACTGATACTTTTGACTATGCTTCATTCAGTACTAAAATAAGTGAAGCTTATATGATTTTAACTAAAATCAATAAAGATAAAATCAACCACTAATACTAATTGGCTAGGGATTTTTTCCCTAGCCTTTTTGATGCCAGTTCCATAAGTAGCGTTGAGCATAACGTAACACATTCCCACACATAAGCATTAACGAGTTAGTGTACTTCACTAACATATTCGAGACCAGTTCCATAAGTAGCGTTGAGCATTTGTTAGTGATTTCACTAATGTTCTAATGTTCGTTCTAATGTTCCGTAATGTTCGGTTTTTTTCAGCATAAAACGTACATTATGTTTTAATGCCATTTCGTGTAGTTTCCTAATTAGCAATGAGTATTCTTCCTATCGTATCTTGCAGTTTAGTACTATTTTATTAAATATATATATAATGTTCGTTTTTCTAAATATTACTTAGTCTTGTTAGGGATTACACTAACATTTTCAAATGTTCTTCCGTTCGAGAGACCCTTCTGAGCGTAGTCCAATTTGTAAGAAAAAGCGAACAATCGAACATTTCAATGTTTTCAATGACTTACAAACCCCCACTAAAGAACATTGCAGTACATTACAGTACATTACACATTTAAATACGTATTAACATATTAAAGTACTTTACTTCAAAAAAGGGCATGAAATGGTAGCCCTTGACATTTATCGATAGATGTGTTATAATACCTACATAATCAAGAAAGGACAAAAATATGTACAATACAAAATCAAAACTACAACATCAAACAGAGTTAGTGATTTCACTAACAACTGAAATCTTTCACACGGACACTACGTCTTACTCGTTCCCGTACAGTATGGCACACGAACTGCGACACCAAGACAATCGCATCACCAAAGAAAGATTAATCAACAGACTTCAAGCTATTACCACGCCCAACCAATTCTCGTGGATACAAGATTGCAAGTTCAACCCTGCCGTTGTTGACGAGCAAATGATGAAGACTTTCAAGTGATGCTAAAAACTGGCATCACAAAATCTTTTGTTAGTGAAGTCACTAACGAAAATGTCCACAAGGACAAACAACAGAGAGCCAAGAATATGGCTTTCATCTATCGTAAACTATTCGGTCAACCAAAAAGGAGAAAACAAAATGACCCAAGAAAATAAAATGGCTATCGTAAACACTAGGTATCACGAAAGCAAGTTAAGAGCTATGTCAATAGTCCATGCTAATGAGATTGGCAAAGTTAGAAAGACTTGGCTTGATATCAAGAACGATGAACTTCTATTGATTAAAGAGATGCTCAATGATGGTAGCACAATGAACAATAGAGTTATGAAATATATTAACGAACTAGAACTTAAACTAAATAAAGTATTGGAGGTAAACAATGACTAAAGAAACTAAATCAGTTAGTGATATCACTAACAATGTACCATCACTCGCATCGAGTGCAATGCTAGTCGATTTGCAGATATCCAAATGGACTGGTCGCAAACTTGACAAGAAAGCATCAACCGAAGTTACTGTAAGTAACAATGCTGACAAGGGTGTGGCTAATGTACACAAGAAACTGCTCGGCAACTGTGACGAACTAGATGCTATCAACAAGCATGTCGGTGAAACACGTAACCATTACCACTATGCTATGACTATGCCGTGGTCGAATATGGGGTTGCGATTGATTACAACTGCCAACTATTTCAACTATCACAAAGTGATGACCGAACGGCAGACTAGCTTTCAGTCACTTGTTGACGTGTTTCTGCAAAGCTATGAATGGAAGATGTCTCAGGTAAATGCTAACCTTGGCAACTTGTTCAACAGTTCCGACTATCCGACACTCGACCAAATGAAAAGCAAGTTTGCTTTCAACTTCAGCTATGCACCATTGCCCGATGCAGGCGATTTTCGTATTGATGTCGGTAATGAACAATGCCAAGCTATGAAGGAACAGTATGAAGGTTACTATGCCAAACAGCTGCAGAACGCAATGGGTGACGTGTGGACACGTTTACACGAGAGCCTATCAAAGATGTCCGAACGCCTTGACTATCAAAGCAAGGACAACAAGAAGACCTTTCGAGATACCCTCGTATCGAATGTCGAACATATGATGGGTCTTCTTAAAACATGCAACGTAACGAATGACCCTAAGATGGAGCAGGCACGTATCGTACTTAACGATGCCCTGCGTGGTGTCACACCCGATGCATTGCGTGAAGACGATTACCTACGTTCGCAGACCAAACAGTCTGTTGACGAGGTCATCAAAACATTACCATCTATTAACTTTTAATCAGTTAGTGATTTCACTAACATTAACTCATAACAAGGAGATAACCAAATGAGTATACAAGCAACTAGAGCATACGCTCAAAATCACGATGAACTTTGCAATTCAATTATGGCTAACCCTGCTAACACGATGTTGGTCGAAGGTCATATGGGTAGTGGTAAGACAACACTACTCGAGATGTTGGGTGAGAAAACCAAGTACCCAATGTTCTATGTGGATTGTACCACGTTGGACTTGGGCGATATTATGATACCCAAGATTAACAGACTTGAAGGCGAGGACTTTGTATCGTATGCAATCAACGAGGCATTCGGTCTTCACTTCAAGGACACACCAATCATTGTGATGTTGGACGAATTGGGCAAGGCTAACAATTCTGTCAAGCTAGGTCTGACACGTTTCCAACTCGAACGTATGCTTGGCAACTACAAGCTACACCCTAAGTCGTTACTGTTTGCGACAACTAACTTATCTGCTGAGGGTGTTGGTGATATGTTGCAGGCACATCAATGCGACAGAATTACTGTTGTCGAGATGCGTAAGCCTACATCCGAAGAGTGGATTACTTGGGGCATCAACAATGACGTTGACCATAACGTGTTAGGCTTTGCCAAGGACTTTTCTAATATCTTTGATGACTTTCGTGATGTCAAGAACCCCGATGACAATCCTTACATCTTCCATCCTCAAGCCGTTGGTCGTAGTAAGTTTGTTACGGCACGTGGCTTGGAGAAAGCTAGCAACTGGCTGAAGGTTCGTGACAAGTTATCTGATAACTCGCTAATGAGTAATCTCATTGGTACTATCGGTGAACGTGGTGCGTTGGACTTGATGTCATTCGTCAAGCTAGCTGACCAAATGCCGACTAGGCAGGATATCCTCGATGACCCGAAGACGGCAAAGATACCCGACAGTGCAAGTGCAGTATGCATGGTCGTGTTTCGTTCGTTGTCTACAATGGACAAGGACTTTATCAATCCTTGGATGACTTATCTTGATAGGCTTGATGCCGAGGCTCAAGGTATGTTCGCCAACGGGGTACGTGATGGCAAGTACGGCAAGCAGTCACTTGTTATGACAAACAAGAAGTTCACAGAGTGGGCTATGAAAAACAATCATATGTTCGCATCGGACATTAAATAGTTAGTGATATCACTAACAGAAAGGAGAAACTATGTTAACCATAGGTAAAAAACTAAATGTCGAACAACGATTGCAAAAGGCAGTCGTTGATATTATGGCTAATCCAAAGTACATCGCCCTTGCAGGCATACTGATGATTGGCAAACGAGAGGTCGTATCAATGGTCGATGTCGTTGATGGTAAACCTCAAGTGCCAACGGCTATGACCAACGGCAAAGACGAGTGGTACTGTCGTGAGTTCTGCGAGGAGTTGAATGATGCAGAGTTACGATTTCTTGTCTTGCACGAGAACTATCACAAGTTGTATCGTCATATGATAACGTGGCAACATCTGTTCAAGGAGGATGGCGATAGGGCTAACAAGTCTGCTGACTTTGTTATCAACGTCAAACTTGTAGATGACAACAAGGATGGCTTTGCCACTATGACGGGCAAGCTAGCCAATGGTTGTTTCAACGAGAAGTATCGTGGTTGGGATACGGCACGTGTCTACAAGTCTTTGCCTAAGTCACCCGAAGGTGGCGAAGGTGGCAATGATGGTGTAGGTGGTGGCGATGGCTTTGATGTTCACGACTGGGACGGAGCTGAGGAGCTTTCGACTGACGAGAAGAACAAGTTATCACGTGATATTGACGAGGCTGTTCGCCAGGGAGCGATGATAGCAGGCAAGGTCGGCAATGGTGCTGACCGAGACTTGACGGAGTTGCTCAAGCCACAGATTGATTGGCGAGCCGTGTTACGTGAGTTCGTCAAGGAAACGTGTGCAGGCAAGGACTTCTCTACTTGGAAGAAACCGAACAGACGTTTCATTGCATCTGACATCTATATGCCAAGTGGCTTGACCGAAAGGGTCGAGGGCATTGCCGTTGGTGGTGATATGTCGGGGTCTATCGGTGCAAGTGAGCAGGCAGTTATACTTACTGAGGTTTCAAGTATGGCTGAGATTGTCAAGCCATCGTGGTTGCGTATGCTCTATTGGGATACCGAAGTTGTCGGTGACGAGAAGTATGAGATGCACGAATTGGACAACTTTGCCAAGTCTACCAAGCCAGTCGGTGGTGGTGGTACTGACCCTAGTTGTGTACCTGTGTATCTAAACACTCACAAGATAACACCTCAATGTGTGATTATGATTACTGACGGATATGTCGGCTCTTGGGGTAACTGGTCTCTGCCAGTCCTTTGGGTTATCATTGACAACGAAAGTGCCAAGCCCGATGTCGGCAAGTACGTTCACGTCAACTCATACGATTTGTGTTAGTGGGTCACTAACGATGCGAGGCAAAAGACAGAAAAGCAAATTCGGATACAGAGAGTTGAAGAAGATGCGTAAGGGTCGCAAGACTAAATTCAAACCCAAAACCAAAAGGAGGTAGATATGGGTAGAGTAAAAGAACTGTTAATGGAAACAGAGGAGATGCTCTCGTCATTACTAAATGATGAGGGCATGACCAACGACCAAGCGATTGGTCGAATAGAAACTAAACTAGGGAGCATGGCAAGTAGCTATGCTCTCGAAATCTTAAAACAATGGAAGGAAGAAGATAATGAGTATGTATAGTGCTTATCACAGAATGTTCGATATCAACAGTTTTGCTGATATTGAAAAGCGTTACAATGAAACCAAGCCAATCGCAGGCAAGAACAAACATCTTAACATCATACCCGTTGACGATAGGAAACGTAAATGGGAACGCATTGAGAAGATATCGGATGATTGCTATGCGATTTACGATGGCGAGTTGGGTGACCCAATCCAACATAATCGTTGGGGTCATCCAGCAAACAAGTGTTTGACACCCGAAGTATCGTTGGCACTTGCACCCATCTTGTGGACACGTGTTAAGGACGGCTACACAATACGTATCCGTAACGGGGTTGGTGACTATGCTCACGTCAGCAGATACTCATTCCTCAATCGTGCTATGCCGTTGGGGTTGAGGTTTGTGCAGACTGGTCAAGGCAGGCAGTATGTAACGTGTGGTGGAGTTGATTACTATCTACCCAAGAGTGGTTATGCACCAAACACAAAGGAGTATAGTGACGAACGGATGTGGACTACTGTCGAGGATGACCATCATTACTTGACGTTCTTTCACGAGAGTCCGATTAGAAACAACACCAGCAAGCTCTATGGTTGGGTACCACACACTAACACGTTTACGTTTCAGCATCCCAAGTCACGTGTGGACAAGGAGGAGAAAGCCAAACACAAAGCCAACACCGATAAGTTTTGGGATTGGATTTGTGCAGTAGCACCTCTCATGCCCGTGACTGGTGCGTGGGATTCACCCGAACGTACTAACTATAATGCATACAGCGATAGGATGGCAAATGAAGCCAATGATTACCTAACTAGTATACAAGCAAGGTACTATGGTCATCACGGTTATGGAACTGTGCTGAGTGGTAATAGTGAGGAATGTGCCAAGGTCGTCAAAGAGATGATGGCTGATGAAGACCATCCGTTGCGTTTGCCGATGGCTTGGGCGTTTGTAAACAAAGTGAATGGTGGTGACTATCACTATGGTGGTGACCCCGTTAACAAGTTTGCAAGCGTTTCCAATCAAGAGGAGGCAAGCAAGCTACGTGCTAAATACAACAGTTGGATTAACAATCAACTTAACTTAGTCAAGCATCATGCACCAAGTAAAGTAATCGTTAGTGATTCCACTAACAGAAAGGAGAAGTAAATGAGTAATGTTCGATACCCAAAGCAATGGTGGGATTTCAAGGGGGTAACACCCCCACCCACCGAAGAGAAGTATGTTGACCCACCTGAAGAAGAGGTGGTTCGCATGGTAACACGTATAATTACAACCTACATGCCAAGAGAAGAGGCAGATTATGAAGAGAATGGTAAACCCGAAGGTCATATTTATCTTGACCTTTTAGAACTACAGAAAGGATTAAAGCACCATGAGCTATCTAAATCATAAAACAGTAAACTTCACTAAGGAAGAACTCGACTACGAGGACTATGTATTTAAAAGTGGTGAAGACCATCCCAGTGAAAGCAAGCGACACCAAAGAAAGAAACTTTGTCAGTTTGCTCGCAGCCTAAGTACGCAAATGCGTGATATCAAGTTTGCACACAAAGATGCCAACTCTTTGTTTGTATTCATGGAGGGCGAGTATATGTGTATGGGTTGGATTGGGTACGGAGACTATCTCAAGTATACGACACCCGATAACTATTCATACGTTGTGTACTCACGTCATATCAGCAATGGCAAGTATGATGCATACCAAAGTGAGCAACACTATATGGCACAGAGCGTCAACGAAAGTACGGCTATCAAGAACTGTAAGAAGTACTTGCGTAACTACAACACAGTTGAGTTGGCTGATATTCAGTTACGAGATGTCAAGCAACATGCGATACAGCCAGTCAGAGAGATTGATGAGAAAGCTAGGAACGCACTGGAGAACGTGTTTCAGTTTGCTAAGTATCGCCCCGAGAATAGCAGTGTGTTCAAAGTTATGCGTCATATACTCAACAGTGGTATCGAGCTACCCGACAAGACATTTCAAGATGAACTTGTTAAGGCATATAAAGAGTATGACAACTATCTTATGCACAAGACAAAGCCTGTTAAGATGTTATACGTCAAGGTCTATGAACGTCTGGGCAAACGAACCTTTGACGTGATTGACTTAGGCACAGTTGCCACTGGCAAGGATGAAGATACATCTCTGCATTACCATACTTTAAAGGACAAGGATGTGGTGAAGTATGATGACGACACGTTGCCCGAATACATTGTCGGTAGGATATCGGTATTGTCTATGATTGACCCCGATAGTTATGTTGACGATGTTGGTTTTCGTAGTAAGATAGAGAACACCTTTTATGTAGTGCGTGATGACGAGTAACCACGCAATGCTACACGATGATAAGATACTTCGTGTCTGCATACATAAAGATAGAAATATCGTCAGTATAGTAAATTTAGATAAGAATGCTCTTGACACGACAGATGAGGGTATTTATATTAATGTAGACGATGTACCCGATTGGATACAGAGAAAGCTATCCGTACTGATGATGGTGAAAACATACGGAGCCGATATAATGACCCCCGAGATTGAGGGGGTGGGAAGGCGAGTACAGAACGGAGGTGCTGAAGCTGATTGCTTTTGGGTATACAAAGACTGTTAGTGAAATCACTAACTAATTAACACGAGGGGAAGGTGCTAGTCATCTTCCCTTTGAAACCAGTTTTTTGTTAGTGAAATCACTAACGTATTGAGGAGGTAAAAATGGACAAGTTAGAGCGTAGAAGAATGTTGGGTCACAAAATACACCAACACAAAGGAAAGTTTGGTAAGTACATGCCACTCGAAGAAATCCAAGAGAAAATAGATTACATTGAGACTTTTGAACTCAGCACAGCAAAAAAAGACCTATTGGAATACTACCAAAGACAGAAGAGCAAGGCATTGCAAATATTAAAGGAAAAAGAAGATGCTTGATGCCCTAGCCTGCATGGCAACTGCGATATTCTTTGAGGCACGAGGTGAACCCATGGTGGGGCAAGTCGCAGTAGCACAAGTTATTATGAGTCGTGTAAACGACCACAGGTATCCCGACAACGTATGTGATGTAGTAAAGCAAGGATACTATTATTCTTGGAACACAAGCGTACCAATCTTGCACAAGTGCCAGTTCAGCTTTTGGTGTGATGGTAAAGATGAAGATACCAGTTTTGACCCCGATGCTTATTTTTGGGCAGAAGAAGTGGCAACGAGCGTAATGTCGGGTGAACTGTATGATACGACTCAAGGTGCAACGCACTACCACGCTGTGTACGTTAAGCCATCATGGAGTAACAAGTTTACACAGACAGTTAGGATTAATGACCACATATTTTATAGATGGGAGAAAGAATGACAAAATTTAATGATGAATTTATTGACGAAGTGCAAAACCATTGGAAAGAGAACAAAGGTAAAACTTTAGGCGATAAGACTGGGGGAGTACATAGAGAAGTTAAGAGTGTAAAAAAATTTGGCTTGCAGGACTTGGCAGACCATTTTAACATAACTGAAGGACAAGCTAGAAGACTACTTTACGTTAAGAGGAGAAATTAGCATGAAGCCCGAGGCAAAAGTAAAAAAGAATGTAGTACAACAACTTAAACTTATGGGAGCATATTACTTCTACCCAGTAACGGGTGGGTACGGACGTAGTGGAGTACCTGACATCGTTGGGTGTTACAGTGGTAACTTCTTTGGAATAGAATGCAAAGCAGGGAGCAACGAGCCTACGCCATTGCAGATGCATAACCTAGACGAAATATCAAAACAAGGTGGTATATCGTTGGTTGTTAACGAGTCAAATATGAATGATGTTGGTAAGCTACTGGCAATGTTAGCTAGGCGTGACGCAAATGGAAAAACATTCGAGAAGAAAACAGATGGTCTTTTTCTACGTTATTAGGGGGTATAATCACCCACGGGCATATCGTTTTACCCCTCTGACGGGCTTTAAAACGAGCCGTTTTTTGAGGAGAAGTTAGAAATGCCTCGTTGGGTGTATGATTTAAGTACTTTATTACCTAGTGACTACCCCACGCCCGAAGAAGAACACAATGACACGTTGGTGTACGTACAGCAAAAGTTTAACAATTCTACGCTTGATGTTATGGACATGATTGATAATAACGGGGCAAGGAAGTGGCATGCTAGAGAAGGCGAGCAAGAAGCTAGAGAAGATAAGAAGATGAGAAGGTCAATGAAATATGGAATTAAATAGAATACAGAGTGGGTTTTTTTGTGTGGAGGGAGGTTTGTGGCATTATTCCTCTCTTTGTTTTGACACTCTGTGGGGTAAGCAGTGAGAGCCCTTGGTTTACTCATACCCATTAATCCACTGCAGTAGGGGCGAAGGCACCTCCTTTCTATTTAAATGCTCGTGACCCTGCCTATGGAAGCATAGTAAAATACTAATCCCCCCGAGGCACACTTGGGGGGTACTTAAAAATTAACGGGAGAATTAAATGACAAAAGACGAAGAAAAGATATGGAAGTATATGCTAAATAATAGATTAGCCACAGCAGAGGAAGTGTCCAAAGCTACCAAGGTAAGTTTGAAAGCAGCTAGCCGGGCACTAAAGTCGATAGGTACACCTAAACACGTTATAGAGAAAGAGATAAAGAACAACCGCATGCAACTGTTAAAAGAGGCAATCGAACTTACGGGTGGTGATAGAGCAAAGGATTATGGTGATGCCGTAGCAAACCATAAGCATATAGCAAAAATATTTAATGCGATTACGGGTCATAACTTAACAGCAAGAGACATAGCACTGCTCCATACCTGCACGAAGCTTTCAAGAGGGCAGACCAGTCCTACAAAGCGAGACCATTATGTAGATAGGATGGCATACGCAGGCATTGAATATGAATGTGTTATGGCGGAGGAAGAATAATGGATTTAATAACGCTTGACTTTGAAACCTACTATGACAAGGATTATTCATTAAAAAAATTAACCACAGAGGAATATGTCAGAGACCCACGCTTTGAGACCATAGGAGTTGGTGTGAAAGTGAATAGTGAGGAAACTGAATGGGCTAGTGGAACTCATGAACAAATTAAAAGTTACCTCCAAAGCTTTGACTTTGGAAATTCTATGGTACTCGCTCACAATACTATGTTTGATGGGGCTATTCTTAATTGGAAGTTTGGTATTAACCCAAAAGTTTTTACCGATACTTTATGTATTGCCCGTGCTTTATTTGGTGTGGAAACTAGCCAAAGTCTTAGTTCACTTGCCGAGAAATATAGAATCGGAGAGAAGGGAACGGAGATACTCAATACGCTTGGCAAGAGAAGGGAAGACTTTTCAGAGGAAGAACTGAGCCGATTCGGGGACTACTGTGTCAATGACGTAGACCTAACGTATAAATTATTTACATTAATGGGTCGTGGGTTTCCAAAGAAAGAGTTTAAACTTATAGACTTGACGTTGCGTATGTTTGTAGACCCAGTGCTTGACTTAGATACTGGATTGCTTGAGCAACATCTTATGGAAACACGTGACCAAAAGGAGCAACTGCTTGAGAAGGCAGGGGTAGACAAAGATGACTTGATGAGCAACCCGAAGTTTGCAGAGTTACTTAAAAAGTTTGGCGTGAAGCCCCCGACAAAGATAAGCCCTGCGACTGGTAAGGAGACATTCGCATTTGCAAAGTCTGATGAAGAGTTCAACGCTCTGTTGGAACATGAGGATGAAAGGGTGCAGGCATTGGTGTCAGCACGTTTGGGTACCAAAAGTACCCTCGAGGAAACACGTGCTAATAGGTTTATAGATATATCTAAACGTGGGCTGCTGCCTGTTCCCGTTAGATACTATGCGGCTCATACAGGGCGTTGGGGTGGTGACGACAAGATAAACTTACAGAACCTACCTAGCCGTGGAGTACATGGTAAGAAGTTAAAGCGTAGTATAATAGCCCCACAGGGCCACACACTCGTTGAAGCAGACTCGTCACAGATTGAGGCTAGGGTGTTGGCATGGTTTGCACAGCAGGATGACTTAACAGAAGCGTTTGCAAAAGGCGAGGATGTATACAAGAAGATGGCATCTCGTATCTATGATGTATCCGAAGAGGATATTACAAAGGAACAGAGGTTCGTTGGTAAGACAACTATACTGGGTGCAGGCTATGGCATGGGGGCATTGAAGTTCCAAGCACAACTTAAGACGTTTGGATTTGATATGAGTTTGGAAGAAGCTAGACGTGTCATTGGTATCTATCGTGATGCCAACTGGAAGATTAGCCAGTTATGGAGAAATGCACAACATATGTTGAAGAACATGGT